AGGATGTTGACGCAGGCGTCGTAAAGAAACCGGTAGAATTCTTCACCGAGATTGTCGTTCTTGATCCGGCGGTCGGGCTTGCCGGCGGCGCCACCGGTGTAATCCACGTTATACGGCGGATCGGTAAACACCATGTCGGCGAGCCTGCCATCGAGTACGCGTTCCACATCCGCCAACACTGTCGCGTCGCCACAAAGCACCCGGTGGTGTTCCAGAAGCCAGAGGTCCCCCGCAACCGAGACCGGCGCGTCCGGAACTTCGGGAACCAGGTCTTCATCGACAAGCCCATCCTCGGCATCGAACGCGCCGAGGTAACGATCCAGCTCATCTTCGTCAAACCCGATCAGATCGAGATCAAAATCGAGGTCACGGAGCGCGCCCAGTTCGATCTGCAACAACTCCTCATCCCAGCCGCCGCTGAGCGCGATGCGATTGTCCGTCAATACGAGAGCCCGGCGTTGCGTCTCGCTCAGATGTTCGAGCCGGATGACGGGAACTGATTCCAATCCCAGCTTGCGCGCGGCCAGCAGCCGTCCGTGCCCGGCGATGACACCGCTGTCGCCGTCAACCAGGATTGGATTGGTCCAGCCGAACTCGCGAATCGAGGCCGCGATCTCGGCGATTTGTTCGTCCGAATGGGTGCGGGCATTGTTGGCGAAGGGGATCAATTGTCCAATTTTGCACTCTTCGACCCGCAAATCGGCGGGATTTTCAGAGTTTTCGACATTTGACCTAGGCAAGGTGAACCTCACTTCTTTATACGTTGAGCTATCAGCATCGATAAAAAGGATTCAAACGAATGGCCAAGAAACCCGCGAAAAAACCCGCCAAGGCGAAAGTCGCTCCGGCGAGCAAGCCGGCCAAGCGCTACAAGGCAACGCCGGAAGGCATCAATGATCGCCAACACCTGACCGGTATCATCCAGACCGAAACCGGCTGCACGGCGAAAGCCGCCAAGGAAACTCTGGCCGCCCTGATCGGAACGATCACCGTGTCGCTGAAGAAAAATCAGAAAGTCCAGCTGGTTGGCTTCGGCTCTTTCGGCGTCGCAAAACGGGCGGCGCGCAAGGGGCGCAATCCGCAGACTGGCGAGTCGATCCGCATCAAGGCCTCGAAGTCGGTGCGGTTCAAAGCGGGCCAGGCGCTCAAGCGCGCGATCTGACCGGCTTCCCTGTCAACCACCTGCCCTGTCAACCGCACTGGTTGACAGGCGTCGGTTGGTTGACAAATTCCAGACCGCAAAAACTCACGGAAACCCGGGCTTTACGCCGGGAGCACCGGCAGTTTGTCAACCAGTCTGTCAACCAAGTTGGCGCGGCTGACAGTAGAAAACTCCCGCGCTGAGCCCCCCCGTATAGGAATCGCGCCGGGAAGGACCCGTTTATTGCTGGGACCGCCTCCAGCCGGCGCCTTCGGCATCCGCTTCAGAGCAGAACCAGCGTTCGCCCTTTCCCTCATCAATGCGCGTCTGTTCGTAGTAACGCCCGCCGGGAACATGAAATATTTTAGAACCCTTGCTGCTGACATTGCCTTTGATCACACACCCGTCCGCGGCTCCAAATGATGCAGAAGGCTGCTGAAAAACTTCAAGCCTTTTGCCTTTGCGCCAATCCCATGGGGCTGTGAACACGCCCGCCCAGAGCCCTCGTTTGTTGTTCTTGGCTTCAGCTTCTTGACTGATGAAATCCATCGAGTAGCGACGATAGGCCAACGCCCAGCCCTGGCTTACGAGAGACGCGTTGAGGTTTGTCTGACCAACGAAGCAAACAGCAACCACGCGACCGTAGCGATCCTGATCCTTCGCCTCGCACCGAACAGTGGAAGTTCCAATCAGTTCGGCAAGAGCAGCGGTAGATTTCTCTCCGCACCGATAGCTACCCGCGTTGATCTGACAGCTCTGTTTGCTCTCAGGCGCATCGATACCGTGCATCCGGATTTTTGTGCGATTGACCTCAAGGGTATCCCCGTCAACGATCCTGGCCAAACCGACAACGTCGGCTCCGGCATTGATCGGCACAACCGCGATGACGATGGCCGCAAGTGCAACGAGCAAAAAAGATCGGGTAAATCGGACCGACATGATCTCAACAAACCTTCAAACAGCAGACAACCAATTTCAAGAAAAAGCGGCCTCGATGTTGCCATCGCGTCCGCTCCTGACTCTCCTGAGAATATTGAAAATCATAGCCATCTTTACCGCTTTTGTCCGCGCTAAAAGTGTTCGCGTTGCGCTTTACGAACAACCCCTCATGCTTTCGCCGATCTAGCTATCGCAATCACTTTTTGGCGCGAGCAATTACGCGGAAGCCGACGACCATTAAGCCTCAAAGCAATCACACAATGACCAAAAAGATGACGTTGATGCACCGCTGTACGCTGCAAACCGACCCTTCCGCAGATGGATTTCCATCGATCGCCGGCCGCCCTGAACCAACAGATCTTCGCCACATCGGGCTCCAGCCACTGGAGCCATTGCAGCGTCTCGTCCATGCGATCGATGGACGCCGGCGACGGCCAGGGGCGTTTCAGCACCGGATCATGCATACCGTAGGCGTCCCAGAAGTTACGGACGATCTCGGGCCAGGCGGAAAAATATCCCTGCACCCGTTCCTCGGGCAACCGCTGGAGGACGCTTACCGCTTCAACCAGTCGGTCTTCCACCAGGGAGGGGGTCCAGCATTTATCAGCCATGGGCCGCCTCCCTTCGTTTGCCATAGAGCTTCTCGCCCAGCCGACGAACCAGTTCCCGTTCCGGCCAGGTCAACCGGTCGTCTTCGATTGAGACGGCGAGCACGCCCTGTTCGCGCCAACCGTCCCGCTTGACGTCGCCGACGGTGCGCCGCTCGCCGCCGTATCCCTTCGGGTGCCACCTCATCGCTGCACCTCCCGGAGGCAGGCGGCATAACCGGCGACGTCGACGATGCTGTCCATGTGCTTCGGGTCATGAACCAGCCTGGCCATCTTGAGATCAATCAGACACAACACCACCTGCTCAGGCTTAACCTCGATCCCCAGCACCAACGACCAGCGCTTGGCGATGTGATCAAACAGGTCCGAGGGCTCGCCGTATTGATCGCGGCGGTTTTCAAAGACGCCGGCGGCGTGCTTGAGCATCATCTCGCCGTTCATGACGCACCTACCGCCGCCATCCGATCGTCGGCCTTTCCGGCAACCAGGTCGGCCAGGGCGCCGATGATCGAGGCCGGCGCGCCGGCATCGCCCAGCCGACCCATGCCGGCGGCGAGGCCGGCGGGCTCGACGCCGTACTGCAGCAGCATCGACAACGCCACGCAGGCGTCGTCGAGAATGGCGTCCATGTTGGAACCGACCTTGGCGCCGTGGGTGAACACCTCGCCGATGCAGTTGATGCCCGGGTAATAACCGACAGTCACCGCGTAGCGGGTGTCGTTGAACATCAACTCGAGGGTCTCGTTGAGCCGCCGGTTGGGAAGTCTGGTTCTGGTCATCGCACACCTCCTTGAAATTCCATGACCCAGAGCAGGAGGGCGATGGCGTCGGCCTCGTTGTCGTCGGCAGGGGCGAAGCCACGCGCCTCGACCGCCGCGATGACAGCGGCCTTGTTGGCGTTCCCTTTGCCGGTGACATGGCGCTTGATGGTGCCGACGGGGACGCCCTGATAGGGGATCTCATGCTCCTCGCACCACGAGGTCAGCGTTGCCAGAAATCCGCCGTAGATGTGCGAAGCATCGGTTCCGACGTGCCGTCGAACCTCCTCGAAGACGACCCGACAAATGCCATGAGAATGCATCGCCAGTTCGACCAGCCAATCGGTGAAGCGCAGGTAGCGCATGCCACCGCCTTCGAACCGACGGGGACGAAAATCATGGGTGCCGGAGACAATCCGCCCATCCATGGTGCGCAGTGCCCAGCCGGTCGTGGTACCAAGATCCAGGGCAAGGACCGACCCGGCCTTTGCGTCCAGGTCTGATTGGTTCAAAATCGATTTATCCATATCGTTTTCCTCCTTCAATTACGGTGCGGTGAGGGTGGCGATGACGTTCTTGGTCAGATGCATCGCCACCCGGTTTTTGGATTGGGTTGATTGACGGTGCCGAGTGGCACAGGTGGGGGTCACCAAGCGTAAGCGCTGGTGACTACCCACTACCCCTGTAAGGGGTAGGTGAAAGACTGAATAGTTGGCGGACGTCTGTAACCCATAGTGAGCAAGGGCTACAGCAACTATCCAACTATTCAATTCAACTATTCGACTGAATAGTAATTTGGCCTCTAACACACTGATAATGTTCAAAAAGTGGGTTCGGTAACTATTCACTATTCGGACGTTTTGAATAGTTAAAGGACGTTTTTTCGGCCCCATCATTGGTCTGTCTCCTGGTCTGGATAGACCCACACATTCGGGTTCTCAACCTCGAGAGCAGTGCCGCTATTACGACATTTAAAGTGGGTTGGAAGGATGGGGTGAATGAGCTCTGAGACCTCTCCTGTTTCGCCGTCAATGACCTCCTCAGTGCGCCCGAGCTGCATGTTTTCAACGCACAGATAACCAAACCTTGAGCCTCTTAAAGATGGCACATTGTGGGCGTCGTAATTTTTGAAGAATTTGATATACCCCTTGGTGGCAAGCACTCGTATGCGCTCTCCGATCGTCGTTCTTCCACCAAGACCGACCCTGTTCTCAAAGGCTTCAGCAAACTGGGTGGCGGTGTAAACATTGCCTTCCCGAGCCTCTTCAAAAAGAACATGAACGATGGTTTCTCCCTTGCGGATACGCTCTGCATCTAACCTTTCACCATACTCCTTGCGAACTAGACGCTCTGATGACTGGTCAATCTCAACCCACTTTCCATCTTGCTTATCGACGATCTTTGCAGCCAAGGCGGGGCCATTGCGAAGCTCTGTGATTAGGCGACGTTCGGGTTGAGCTTCGTCGGGTCGGAACAAGATCATGCCTGAGCTGTAATAACCGCGCAGTGAACCAGCCCCGGACAGAGCCTGGAAGGGATCTTCATCGACCTGTTTCTTGGAAAGCTTCTTGGTGTGGTGAACAAGAACGATGCCAGCACTAGGATCGACGTTGTCACGCAGTTGCTCCACACGGTCGCGTAGGAAGAACAGCATGGC